ACTTAAATCAGCTTTAGAGGGCATGAAAAATGGCTGAGCAAAAGATGAGTGAAGTCGTTGATGACATCAAAAAGATCGTCCACGACTTTCAGCAAAAGAACGATGAGCGAATTGAGCAGATACAAAAGGAAGGCAAAGCCGATCCTCTGCTCGAAGAGCAAGTCAACAAAATGAACAGCAAGATCAGTGAGCTTGAAGACGTAAAATCACGCCTTGAGCAAGCCGAAACCACCCTGGCGCGTAAGCACCTTGGCGGCGGTGGCGACACTGACAAGATGGAAGAGAAGGCGCGGCAGTTTGCTGCCATGACCGCGAAGAACCGGGGCGTTCAACCCCAGGAAAACTTCAGCGCGAAAGACCTGCAAGAGTATCGGTCTGCCTTCCTGCAAATGATGCGCAAGGGTGATCTGGTGTCGCTTGACGCTCAAAAGGCGCTGTCTGTCGGGTCTGATCCTGATGGCGGTTATGTGGTTGAGCCTGACACTTCCGGTCGTATCGTGCAGAAGATCTTTGAGACGTCGCCGATGCGTCAGGTTGCGTCCATCCAAACCATCGGCACCGATGCACTGGAAGGTCTGTATGATCTGGATGAAGCCAGTTCAGGCTGGGTAGGCGAAACCGCCGCACGTCCCGAGACTGACACGCCGAAGTTGGCCAAGTGGCGCATTCCGGTCCACGAGATTTATGCAGAGCCCCAGGCTACGCAGAAGATCCTCGATGACAACATGATCGACCTGGAAGCATGGCTTCAGGCGAAAGTGTCGGACAAGTTCGCACGGACTGAAAACGCTGCATTCGTCAACGGCGATGGCGTCAACAAGCCGCGTGGATTCTTGACCTACGGCGACGGCACCACCATTCCGGGCACCATTGAGCGCTTCAGCACTGGCGTAGCTGGTGGCTTTGCAGTCAGCGGCGCAGGTGGCGATGTTCTTTTGGATACCATTTACGGGTTGAAGCAGAATTATCGCTCTGGGGCGCGTTGGTTTATGCCTCGCTCTGCTACGGCAGAGGTCCGCAAGATCAAGGACGCTGATGGCACTTACCTGTGGCAACCGGGCATTGCAGCCGGTCAACCCGCGTCACTGCTGGGATTCTCGGTCCTTGAGTTCGAGGATATGCCCGACATCGCGGCTGATTCCCTGTCCATCGCGTTTGGCGATATGGGCCAGGCGTATCAAATCGTTGATCGCATGGGCATCCGCGTACTGCGCGACCCGTACACCAACAAGCCGTACATCAAGTTCTACACCACGAAGCGTGTAGGGGGTGACGTACTTAATTTCGAAGCTCTGAAGATAGTCCAATTCAGTGCGTGATTGACGGGGGCTTCGGCCCCCTGACAAGAGGATTTAATTATGGCACTTCGTGATTTTAACGCTTGCTCTGACGTAGAAGAGAGCATCCGCCCGCAGGTAGCAACCGCAGGCGTCAACGGTCAGACAGTCGATATGCGTGGCGCGGATTCCGTGCTGATCGCTGTGTCGGTTGGGGCCATTTCCGGGTCGTCCGGTGACGCTACTGTGACACTGGAAGAGTCTGATGATGACTCTACCTGGACCGATGTGGCTGACGCTGACATTCTCGGCACCGAGCCCGCCCTTGCCGCCGATACTGCGTACCAGTTCGGCTATAGCGGTGATTCCCGGTATGTTCGAGCTGTGTTCGCCCTCGGCGGTGAAACCAACGTAGCAGTATGTGCAACCGCAGTCCGTGGGCACCTGCACCGTGAGCCGGAAGGCTACAGCGTGACGTCGTAACTCTCCCAGGCCAAGGACGGCCACCCTATTCAAAAGGTGAAACATGAAAGTCACACTCAAAACTGATTATCGCGTTGCACCTGAAGGGCACACTACCCTGAAGTTTCGCAAAGGTGACGAGGTGGAGGGCAAGATTGCCGAATTGGCGATCCGTGACGGCGCTGCTGACAAGCCGAAAAAGCGAGCCCCGAAGCCTGATTACACCAAACCCGCCGAGCCTGACCACGAGGGCTAACCAATGGCGCTGCGCTATCCGCTCCGATACAGCCAGTATCGAGGCCATACCATTACAACAGAGCCCGCTTCCGAGCCTGTCACGGCCACTGACGTTAAAAACCAGTTGGAGATAGATAGTGCGGACACGAGCAAAGACACGCAGATTGAACTCTACATCACGGCGGCGCGCCAGATGGTTGAGGAATATACAGGGCTGGCGCTGATTACGCAGGCGTGGCGGTTGACTCTGGACCACTGGCCAAACGACCGGGAGGAGTGGTGGGATGGCGTAAGACAGGGCGCGCTGAACGAACTGAGAGCATCAGGCCGAGCCGCTCAGATCATGCTGCCTCGCTACCCGCTGCAATCCGTTGACACCATAACAGCAGATGGCGCAGCCGTCACGATTGCCGATGTGTTTATTGCCGACACACAGCAGCGCCCAGGCCGCTTGATCATCAAGCATGGCGCGACGTGGCCCACGGTGATCGATAACGCCAACGGCATCCAGATCGACTATACGGCAGGCTATGGTGACGCACCGACAGACGTGCCCGCTGCGCTTCGCCTGGCGATCATCCAGATGGCGGCGTACATGTTTGAGCACCGGGGCGACTGCGATACGGACAATGTCATGAAGATGTCAGGCGCTAAGAGTCTGGTGGGGTCGTACAAGCAGGTCGAGATATGACCCTCAAGATTGACAGGATGCACGCACACAACAGCCGGTATCTTGATGAGCGGGATCAGATTATAAACCTGCTTGACATGCTGCGCGGTATAAATGTTGGCGTAGATCCTGCCCGAACTCAGATTGTTGACTCTTTAGGCAGGAGGGCGCTAGTCAGTCAAGCAGGGGAGCAGATAACAGCTACTCGGTTCGATGACATAAGCATGAATTTTCAGTACGGGATCAGCACATTTGATATTAAAGATGGCGGCACGACTACTGGCACAGGAACAATCCAGCCTATAGGGGCAATGTCAGGACTCAGCACCGGGACAGGTGTTGGCTCTGCCTTCATCGAGTCATTAGATGCAGTCCGTTATCGGTCAGGTCATGAGAGCTTTTGCAGCCCATCGGTGATCTTTGCTGCTCCAGAAGAGGGTGTAAGGCAGCAGATAGGGTTTTTGAACTTGGTGGACGGACTAACCGTTGGCTATGACGGATTGGATTTTGGCATATTTTTTCTTGAGGGCGGAAATGAAACATTTGTTCCGCAGTCAGAATGGAGCATTGACACGCTCGACGGTAGCGGGCCAAGCAGTTACACCTTAAACCCGCAGGCTGGACAAGTGCCTGAGCTAAAGTTCGTGTGGCACGGACTCAAGAACCTTACCATTGAGTTTGTGGATAATCTCGGAAATAGCCTCCCGGCGCATAGGTTTGAGTTTATCAATGACCCTGCATTCGACGAAGTCCACCTGGAGAATCCATCATTGCCGTTTGGGGCAAAGATAGAGCGCACAGCAGGGACCGGGCCTAACCTTAGCATTAAGATTGGCTCAGTAAGGGCGGGGACTGTGAGTGGTCCAATTCAGGATAACTCATCTAATCGGTGGTTTTCAGCGACAACATTGGACTTTGAACTTGCATCTAGTGTCCGCAATAACCTGTTTACCCTATATAACAAGCCAACATACCAGGGTAAAAATAATCACATAATTGTCGAGATTGCCCAGACCGATTTTGTCAACGATGCAAATAAGTCGTTGGTTGTTTACGGGACTAAAAACGCAACGCTGTCAGGTAATGCTGCATTTGCAGATATTGACACTCTGAATAGCACGGTAGCGGTATCTCGTGACGGAACGATAACAGGCGGCACAAGAGGCCCAGCGGCTCCGGTAAGGTCTGGTGATCAGCGGACAAATACGGAAGTTTTGAAGACCGGAGTCAAGATTTACCCCGGCGAAACTTTAACGATAGAAATCGAGACGGATGGCAACATTAACGGCACATTCACCGCTGTTATCCGGTTTGTGGAGTATCACTAATGGCTAAATGCTGCAACTTCACAGCCGGGATGCTGCGAGAGCCTGTAGAGATTCAGTCACAGGAAACCACCTCTATAGGCGGTGGTGCAACTGAACTGACGTACACCAATAAGGCCAATGTGCGCGGGCACTTCAAGCCCATGTCAGGAAGCGAACGGCTATACGCTGAGCGACTGGACGCCACCACGCGCAACCGGCTGGTTATTCGGTATCGGTCTGACTTGACTGAAAGCGACCGTGTTATAGTGCGGGGAAAGGCGTATCAGATCCGGTTTATCGAAAACGTAGAGTTCCGTAACCGCTGGCTGGTGATTGATCTGGATGGGGGTGTTGCGACGTGACCGGACGCATAGAGGGCTTAGACGAGACGCTGAAAGCCTTTGCGCGGATGGGCGAGGCGGGGCAGCGCGAGGGGGCTAGGGCAGTATCGGCCACCGGGCAGAAAGTACGCAGCGATGCCATCAAGTCTATTCAGCGTGGGATCAAGTCGGGGCGCGTATATGAACGAGGGCCGGGTCAGAACCTTTCACAGACGCATCAAGCCTCAGCCCCAGGACAAGCTCCGGCAACCGATACCGGCAGGCTTGTTAGCAGCATCAAGTCAACGAACAGCGGGCTATCTGGAAAGGTGTTCAGCAAACTCGATTATGCGTTCTGGCTTGAGCACGGCACCCTGTCAATGGAGCCTCGCCCGTACCTTAATCCGGCACTACAAGCCAACAAACAATACTTCATCGACCAGCTAACCAAAGCGGTCAACCGTGCGGCACAGGAGTTCAACCGATGAGCGCCTATGAGTTGCAGATAGGGCTATACAACGCGCTAGAAAGAGACTCTGAGCCAACTTTATCCGCTGATTTTATTAACCAAGAATACTCGATTAGCACGGCACGACTGGAAAACGCTTTGTTCTATTTGCGCGAAAACGTCAAGGGCATCTACGACAACCCAACACAAGTGGCGGACCCGTCGGATGACACGGCATTTCCTTTTATCACTCTGAGCGACGGCACCACGTCACCGTGGGACACCGATACAGAGCGTGGAGATGACGCCACGGTGGTAGTACACGTATGGAGCCGCGCCAGCCATTCGCTGGAAGCCAAGCAGATCCAGGGCGCTATATACAACGTCTTGCACCGTGGTACTATTAGCATCACGGGGTCTGTGTTTGTCGGCTGTGACTACTTGAGCCAGACCGTTCAACGAGACCCGGACGGAATAACCCGTCACGGGGTACAAGAGTTCAGAATCGTCTATGAGGAGGCGTGATTATGGCTGCTGAATATGGCCGCAAAGTAGCATTTACATGGGATAGCTCATCCGTTCTGGGTGTGCGTGAAAAGTCTCTTTCCATTAATGGCGAGCCTGTCAACGTCACCTCAGACGAGGATTCTGGCGTACAGCAGTTGCTTTCTGAGGACGCTGAAACCAGTGTGCAGATCGAGCTGTCTGGTGTGACTAAGGACAGCATTTTCCGCGAAGCAAAGATAACAGGCGGCGCATCGCTTCAGGCAACGGCAGAACTGACCTATACGGACGGCGGCGTATTGTCTGGAACGTTCCAGCTTGGGCCGTACAGTGAAGGCCAGCCATATAACGAGGCCGTAACCTTTACCGCGACACTGATGAGTACCGGCGCTGTCACTTATACCCCAGGGCCGTAAGGTGAGACATGAGCCAGCTTGAACCCGTAACGCTGAAGTTTGACGGCAAAGAGTACACGGTAGACAAGGAAGATAGCATTTGGGGCTTGATTGAGGTGATCGAGAACGTGATTACCTTTTTTGAGTTGGCCCCTGCTTGCGCGGCTGGTAAATATCCCACGGCCAAAATCTTTCGAGCCTATGCCGCTGCTCTGAACTATGCCGGGGCAAAGGTGACGGCTAACCAAATCCGCGAGAAATCCGGCTATACCGACATGGGCGAGATGGCCGGGGCGCTGGTCATGATCATGAACATGGCGCAACCAGGCGCGGACATTGACCTCGGCGAGGCAAAGGCCAGCGATCAAGACGCCGAGAAAGTCAAAAAAAAA